CATTACTCGATCCACTCTTAACCGCAATGGGATCTTTCTTACTAGCGGTCTTTATGATTCTGGTTATGATGGGTTCATGGCTGGTGTACTTCATGTAAACTGCGGTAAAGCTAAAATCAAAAAGGGTGCTCGCATCGGCCAGTATTTGAACTTTGAATCTGAGTCAAAGGGATTATATGATGGCGACTATGGTACTGGTAAAGAGCACGATCAGATTTATCTAAACTTCTCAGAAGTAAAACCAGAGGATGTACCTAATGAAAACTGAAATCTCTATCGAAGAGTTACAGAAGCGTAAACTGTTCGTAGCCACTCCTATGTACGGTGGTCAATGTCATGGAATGTTTGCTCGGTCGACAGCAGATCTAGCAGCCGTATGTGCAAAGTACAATATTGAAGTTCGTTTCTATTACTTGTTTAACGAGTCGTTGATTACACGAGCTCGTAACTATTGTGTGGATGAATTCCTGCGGTCTGGTTTTTCACATCTGATGTTTGTTGATTCAGATATTGGATTTGATCCTAAGGATGTTCTCGCACTGATGGCTCTTCAAGATGAAGATTCTGAGTATGACATCATTGCAGGTCCTTACCCTAAGAAAAACATTTCTTGGGAGAAGGTTAAGATGGCTGTTGATAAAGGCGTTGCAGATGAGAACCCAGCTGTACTAGAGCAGTTTGTAGGCGACTTTGTTTTTAATCCAGTAGCTGGTCAACAAGCTGTACCAATTAACGAACCTGTAGAAGTTGGTGAGGCCGGTACTGGGTTTATGATGATTCGTCGTGAGACTTTTGAAAAGTATGACGAAGTTTATCCTGAGTACAAGTACAGACCAGATCATGTTCGGACTGCGCAGTTTGACGGGTCACGTGAAATCATGGCATACTTTGATTGTATCATTGATCCACAGTCTAAACGTTATCTCTCAGAGGATTACATGTTCTGTTACAATGCACGTAAAGCTGGACTAAAAGTTTGGTTGTGTCCTTGGATGGAGCTTAAACATTGTGGATCTTATATCTTTGGTGGCAGCCTAGGAGCTCTTGCTCAGATTGGAGCAGTAGCTACAGCCGATATGAATCAATTGAAGAAGAATAATAAGTGATGAACATCTCCAAGAATACTATTGACATACTGAAGAATTATGCAACTATCAATCCTTCAGTATACGTGAAGAAGGGCAATGTGATTGCTACCATCTCTCCACAAAAGACGATCATGTCTTTCTGTGAGGTAGAGGAAACATTCCCTGAGAATTTTGCTATCTATGAATTATCAAGGTTTCTTGGAGTTGTATCTTTATTTGAAGATCCATCTTACGAGTTCATGGAAGAGAAGGTAAAGATCAAGTCTAATAAGCATAGTGTCTTGTATCGATATGCTGAGCCTTCCATGATTATCACTCCGCCTGAAAAAGAGATCACATTACCCGAAGACAACATTACGGATGTTACGGTCTCATGGAGTGATATTCAAAAGGTTATGAGGGGAGCTTCCATCCTTTCTAAACCTCAAATTAGATTCTCAGTCAAACGCAATAAGATCTATATGGAAGCAGTAGACACAAAAGATATGAGCGGTGACAACTATTCTATTGTTGTGGACGAATATGGTGAAGATGTAGATATTAATGAAATGGATTACATCTTTAAGATTGAGAATATGAAGTTGATTGAAGGCGACTATAACATCAGTTTGTCTCCTAAAGGTCTTGCACGGTTCAAGTGTACGACTAAACCAATCACTTACTTTATTGCGCTGGAGGCTAAGTAGTGGAAGAGTTTCTGTGGGTAGAGAAATATCGCCCAAGGAAAGTTAACGATACAATTCTTCCTTCTTCTCTTATGGAGAAGTTTACCAAGTTTGTATCAGACAGTAATATCCCAAACCTCTTGCTGACTGGTTCTGCTGGAACAGGTAAAACAACAGCAGCCCGTGCAATGCTCGAAGAGCTGGGTTGTGACTACATTGTTATCAACGGATCGTTGGATGGTAACATCGATACATTGAGAAACACGATTCGAGACTTTGCATCGACAGTCTCGTTTGCAGGTGGTCGTAAGTATGTGATTCTGGATGAGGCTGACTACCTCAATCCACAATCTACTCAACCAGCTCTTCGTAACTTTATGGAAGAGTTTTCTAGGAACTGTGGGTTTATTCTAACCTGCAACTTTCCTAATCGAATCATCGAGCCGCTGCACTCTCGTTGCTCGATGGTGGAGTTTAAGATTGATAACAAGGAGAAGCCTTCTGTTGCTGCGGGCTTCTTCAAACGTGTATGTTGGATCCTGGACACCGAGGACATTGAGTACGATCAGAAGGCTGTTGCAATGCTTGTACAAAAGCATTTCCCAGACTTCCGTCGTGTTATCAACGAACTCCAAAGTTACGCTGCAACTGGAAAGATTGATTCTGGCATTCTTTCTAATAAGACTGAACAAGATTACAAGGATCTGTTTGAACTGATTAAGTCCAAAAACTTTACATCTCTCCGTAAGTGGACTGCAGAAAACAGCGATGCTGATCCTGGTACATTCTTTACCAAGCTCTACGAGGTTGGTAGTGAGATGGTGGACAAGTCCTCTGTTCCCCAGCTTGTTCTTGTTGTAGCTGATTATCAGTACAAGCAAGCCTTTGTGATGAACAATGAGATCAACATGACGGCTTGCTTGACTGAGATCATGGCTGGATGCACATTCAAATGAGTGTGATGGATATTTTATCAAATATCAGTTCTAGCGATACTACGATGGAGTATCACGAGTCTGATTACAAGCAACGTGTAATCAATAAAGGCTTGTCTTACTTCATCGATAGTATTCTTTATGTGAATGAGGTTAACCAGAGACACTATCTTACCAATAAACAACATTACGATTATTTGTTTAATTCTCTACGAAAAAAGAAAAGATTTTCTAAATGGCATAAGAAGACTCCGGTCGACAATGTTTCCCTCGTTATGCAAACTTATAAATATAATCAACAAAGAGCTGAAGAAGCTTTGAAGCTTCTTAGTGATGAACAGATAAGTGCTTTGCAGAAGAAATTTGAACGAGGTGGTAATACATGAATAATGAAATTGTCGATTCCTTTGTAGAAGTCGAATTAGACGGTGAAGACGATTTTCGGAAAGTAAGAGAAACTCTTACAAGAATTGGTGTTTCCTCGCGCAAAGAAAAAAAGCTGTTCCAAAGCTGTCACATTCTCCATAAACAAGGTAAGTACTACATCGTACATTTTAAGCAAATGTTTGCTTTAGATGGAAAGCCATCACATATGGACGAGAATGATACAGCCAGATTAAACACTATTGCTAATTTGTTAGCAGAGTGGAATCTTCTTAAAATCAAGAATGCTGGAATAACTTCTGAACCTGTTGCTCCTATGAGTCAGATCAAGGTTGTTCCCTACCGTGAGAAGGATGAGTGGGATCTTGTTCCAAAATATAACATTGGTAACAAGAAAAATTGAATTAAGCCGTTGACTCTAACCTCTACTTCGTATAAATAGATACCACTGGATGCCGAAAGGGTCCAGTGGTTTCTTTGCTGTTACAGAAGGAGGAATTACAATGAACGGCATGTATAGACATTCACCATTCTTTATCGGTTTAGATAAGACATTAGAAACTCTAGAAACACTAGCCTCTCAGCAACCAAATTATCCACCATACAACATCGCAGAGACTGATGATGGTAACTTCATTGTAGAATTCGCAGTAGCCGGATTTGATACTGGAGAGATTAAGGTTGAACAAGATAAGCGAATCTTGGCCGTAGAAGGTAAGAAAAAAGCTAACGAAGGGGAAATCCCTTATCAATACCACCACCGTGGTATTTCGCAAAAAGACTTCCATCGTAAATTTACGTTAGGGGAGTATGTAGAGGTAGAGTCGGTGAAACTAAGGCAAGGTATCTTGGAAATCGTCCTGGTTAAAAATATTCCAGATGAAGAACGACCCAAGAAGTTCGAAGTAAAATCCTATTAAACTAAAGGCCCCTCGGGGCCTTTTTTTGTTGCCCTAATCTACTATCTATAGTACAAGATTCTAGAAAGGACTCCATATGAAATTTTATACTAACTGCGCCTTGTATAAGAACAAGGTGCTGCTACGTGGTTATGAAAACGGTGAACGATTTCAACGTGATGTTTACTATAATCCTTATTTGTTTGTATCATCGTCTAAACGGAGCCCCTTCAAAACCATTGACGGTCGTAATGTAGAGAAAAAGTACTTTGACTCTTTTGGTGAAGCTCGTAACTATCTTAATCAGTATTCTGGTGTAGGTGGTATGAGTGTGTATGGTCAAGATGCCTTCCTCTACACATTCATCTATGATAGTTATCCTGGTCAAGTTCAATATGACAGAGATAGCATCAACATCGTCAATGTGGATATTGAGATTGCAGCTGATGCTGGCTTTCCTTCTATTGAATTAGCNGANAAGCCGATCACTGCAATCACAATGTTCTTNAAAGGTATNTACTATGTCTACGGTATCGCTCCTTTCAACAACACCCGCGACGATGTAGTATATTACAACTGCGAGACTGAGTATAAGCTGATCCAAAAGTTTCTTGAGGACTGGCGTAAGTTCGACCCAGATGTGATTACTGGATGGAACGTAGAGGAATTCGATATTCCATATTTGATCAACAGATTCACTAACATCGTTGGTCACGATACTGCAGCTCGTATGTCTCCTTGGAATGTAATCTATGAAAAGCAGATCACTAAGGCTGGCCAGGAAAAGATTCTGAAATCTCCTCTTGGCGTTACAGTTCTTGACTACCTTGCTCTATATCGTAAGTTTACATACAAAATGCAAGAATCATATCGACTTGACAACATTGCATATGTTGAGCTTGGCGATCGTAAGTTAGACTACTCCGAGTTTGGATCTCTTCTTGAGCTCTACAAACACGACTATCAAAAGTTTATCGAATACAACATCAAGGATGTTGAGATTGTTCAACGCCTCGATGATAAACTTGGATTGATCGACTTGGTGTTTGCTCTGGCTTATGACGCCAAGGTCAACTACATTGATGCTCTTACATCTGTGAAGATGTGGGACATTATTATCCATAACTATCTGATGGATAAGAACATAGTAATTCCAAGGAAGACTAACACTAAAGGAAAAGAGCGACAGATCGTTGGAGCTTATGTAAAAGATCCGCAAGTCGGAATGCATAACTGGGTTTGCTCGTTCGACCTCAATTCTCTGTATCCACATTTGATCATGCAATACAATATTTCGCCAGACACGTTTGCTGGTCACATTGGCACCAATCTTACAGTCGATGACATCATCGATGGAGCTCTGAAGGAGCCAGCAGTTCAAGATAAGATCGCTAGAGAGAATGTGACTGTTGCTGCTACTGGCTTCTTGTTTAACAAGAACAAACGTGGCTTCTTACCTGAGCTTATGGACAAGATGTATGAAGACCGTAAGATGTACAAAGGTAAGATGATCGAAGCTAAAAAACAAAACGAGTCTAATCCATCTAAGGAACTGCAACGAGAAATCTCTCGTCTAGATAATATGCAGATGGCAAAGAAGATTCAACTTAACTCTGCATATGGAGCTCTAGGAAATGATTACTTTAGATGGTACGATATCAAGTATGCTGAATCCATTACTACATCTGGTCAGCTTTCTATTCGGTGGATCGAGAAAAAGATCAACCAATATCTCAACAAGCTGCTGAAGACAGATAACAATGACTATGTTATTGCTTCAGATACGGACTCTATTTACGTTAGCCTTGATCGACTTGTTAAGTTTTCTTACGAAGACCCATCTGCGGTTCCAAAAGAGAAGATCATTACCTTCTTGGATAAAGTTTGTCGAGAAAAACTTGAACCTTATATTGACAAGTGCTACGAGGAGCTTGCTGAGTATGTTTGTGCATATGACCAGAAAATGAAAATGAAGCGAGAGTGTATTGCAGACAAAGGTATCTGGACTGCAAAGAAGCGATACATTCTCAACGTGCACGACAACGAAGGTGTTCGCTATAAAGAACCACAACTAAAGATCATGGGCATCGAAGCTGTTCGATCGTCTACACCTGCAGCT